ATAACAATGCTTTTATTTTCACGCATGGCGGTTTCGTAGTCAGCAACACGTACTCCGTGAGATATGCCCCTAGACACATAATGTGCAGGTGGGTTGTACGTAATACTGTCCGTGCTAGGTATAGTTAATCCACCCTCTGGTGGTTCAGGGGTCGGGGCTACTGGCTCCTCACAGTTTGCAGAATTAGCTTTAAGGAGCAATTGTTTAGCGTATTTCTCGCTAGGTTGTTTTACAGGTGAGCCAACTAATATTCCGGCCGTGTCAAATCTGTATAAAATCCAACTAGTAGCTATCGCCGCTGGGAAACGAATGTCTGGCTGCGTAAATAGTATTTTTAAAGCTAACCATTGTTTTTTACACGCATCGTAAACTATGTTATATTGATAATCTGGCACATTAGGTTTTTCAGAGTAGTCATACCACGAAGTTCTAGTTCCTGCTAGAGGTGGGCTTGGGACTGCCCATGTAGTTCCAGGAAACATAGCATCAATAATTAATTTAAAAGGTCTAGTTGGCGTTGTTGCTGCAGCAGTAAAGTTAACAGCTGGTACCTTTCCTTTACGGTCATAATTAACGGCATCAAAGGGCAGCGGCGTAGATGACCCAACTTTAACACTTATTATTGGCCTAGCAGTAGTCTGTACGTCAGAAGTAACATTAAACCAAAATACTGTGCCAGAACCTCCACCTACGTTTGATTCTGGCTCTTGTTTTATTCCAGTTATTGTTCCCTTAAAAGTTGTGTTAGCAGTTACAGTTACGTTAACGCCACCCTCTTCGTTATCGCCAAGGAAATTAATAGCCAATTGGTTGCTTTGTTGGGGGGTTCTTTTATAGACTCTAATTCTATATTGAACAGTATTTCGTGTGTTTACCTGTTTTCCATCAGAAGGTATTAAAACCCACTCATTACTATAATAAAAGTCAACTGTTTCTCGGCCACCACGCGCCGATGAACTTGAGCCTGCTGCAGAAACAGAGTAAGTTATAGGACTTATATCTGAGTACTCATACGCTTGAACTGTGTAATAAAAGTCAGCTGCTGAAGTCATTAGTATGTCCCTATTCCATTTAAGCGTAGTTCGTCTTCTAAGACTTTTTTAAATTTTCTAACCATAGCTTCAGCTTCAGCATTACTTGCTTGAGCTATTTGAACGTGCATGGTCACATTTATGTCTTGTTTTGAAGCTGTAGAAAAACTAGACGTACTACGTGAGCTATTAACAGCTTGTGCACCAGTAGTGGCCCCAAGAGACATAGACTGCGCAGATCCAATATTTTCTGACCCGCCAATACCGTCTGCCCCACCAATACCTGCGGCTTTTTGTGCTGTTGCTGCATCATCTAAAAATTTAGTAAATTTGCCGCTAGTAAAGGTTGTCCAACCTTTCCAATGCTTTCCTTGGTTACTTTTTTCGTAAGCAGCTGCAATATTATACTCTGCATTCTTTAATCTACTGCCGTCACGATAGGGGTCACTAGACGCTTTCCAATCTTTTAAGGATCTAATTTGGAACGCGCCATAGCTAGGGCCCCATTTTTCAGACACTAAATGTTTATCACCAACTGCGTCTGCCCGACCGCCGGACTCAGCTAAAGCAACAGCAAAAGCAGTTTGAAGTGACTTTCCTCGAAAACCTTTTGCATATAGCATCTGCATTAACCCTTTGCGGCTTCCTCCGGTCATGCCAGAGCTGTCTCCTGAAACTGGGTTTTCTTCTGAGTTAATGATTGCTGTTCCTCGTTTTTTACCTAAACCTACTTTACCGCCGCCGTAATTACTAACGTCTTCCCAACCTACGGGGCTTCCAGAGCTTATTCTGCTGCTTATTAAAGATCCTAGGTCAGCGGAGCTTATGTCAGATAGTGAAGTAGACCCCGCTGAACCGCTTCCCGAAATTGAGTGAGTAGAGTCTTGTTTATTTCTATTAAATAATCTATTAATTACTTTTCTACCTACGCTAATTCCGGTAGTAACCATGTTTTTAATAAATTGAAACGCTTTGCCAAAGAATGATTTAGGATCTTTTCTTCCCTGAGCACCTACGCCACCATGGTCTCTAACCTCAAAGTGAAGGTGGGGACCAGTAGATGTTCCGGCGCCTGAAGAGCCCTTAGCTCCACCAGACTTTGCAACTTCTTGCCCGCTAACAACTTTGTCGCCCTTTTTAACAAGAAGTTTACTAAGGTGAGCATACATAGTTGATTTACCACCAGCATGCTTAATAATTAAATATCGTCCATATTGACGGTGCATTCCTGTTTCAGAAACTGTTCCATCTCCTGCAGCCGAAACAGAACTTCCTACAGCTACGCCGTAGTCAATACCTGAGTGGTTTGAACTAATGCCTGGGTTTCTTGCAGCAGCGCCTGGACGTGGACCATAAGGAGAGGTTACCTTTGTTCCAGGAGGAACTGGCATTTGTAAGATATTTCCGTTTGCTTTTGCAACAGTTGATGCAACGTTTCCACTTGTTGGCATTTCTGGGCCACCCATTCCATGGGAACAGCCCATTGATCCGTGGGAACATCCTCCGTCCCCACCTCCCATGCCGCCGTCTTTAACTCCACCAGTTGCTAAGTTTCCAACTCCACCTGCAGCAATACCTGCAAAAGCTCCAGGTACACCGCCAGCAGCTAATCCAGTAAGTCCGCCTTGACCTAAATCAAATGCAAAGTTTCCTAGCCATTTAGCCCAACCAGGTAACTTACTACCTTTTTTATTTAACCACTGCTGCGCTTTTTCCATTCCCGTGTAGATACCCGCAGCTAATCCAAGACGGCCAAATTTTGCTAACTTAGACCCCTTAGCAAGAATTCCAGTAGCTTTAAATTTACCTTTACCGGTAAGCATACTCATTAAACCTGCTCCAAGCCCTGTTGCCCCAGCAGCACCCGCAGCACCCGCACCACCACCACCAGCTGCAGCTGCAGCAGCGCCTGGCCCAATAATTCCAACACGTTTTGCTAAATTAGCAGCCAGTAACATTTGGCCTATGTTCATTGCGCCGCCAGCTGCCATACCACCAAGATTAGAGAGTGTAGCGCCAGTATTACCTGCTCCAGGAAATGTTTGAAGAGCACCTTTAAAAGTCATAAGTGCTTGAGTTACCGAAGGAAGGGCTTCAGCAAGAGAGCTAAACCCATCATTTACAGATGCAGTAGTTCTAAGAGCTACGTTATAGCCCCCTACTAATCCAGACTCTGTAGCCTGTAACTTTCTAGCTTCGCTAGTATTGTATCTAAATTGTGATCTAATAGGGCTGTCTTTAGCTACGCCCATTAAATCTAATGCTTTATTTGAATTGTTTAGGTCGCTTTTTTTTAATCCCCCGCCTTTTGACGCACGAGCAACAATTCCTGCTTGCAAAACTCCTAGAAGATTAGGGTCTCCGCCAGCAACAGCCATAAGAGATGCATAACCCTTACTGTTTGGGTTATATACCATCTGCGCTTGTTCTGCGGTTATTTTTTTGCCGCCATATAAAAAGTTATATGTATCATTAATAATCTGATTCATTGGTCTTTGGTTACCCTGAGCGTCGCGAGTTTTTACGCCCATACGTAAAAAGCTCATGCCGTTCATACCAGCAATTGCGCCAGCTACTTGCTCATTTGAACCTCCGCTTATTGCGCTAAGCCCACCAATTTGGCCCATAACGTTTTTAGAGCTTCTAGTATTAGCTAAGTATCCACCTTGATAGGCAAGAGCTGAAGCGGCCATAGTAGGGCCCATAGCGCTTGTAGCACCATTTCCTACTTGTCTGTTTGCAAGCCCAAGAGCTTGACGCGTAGACATCCCACTTCTACCCGCGTAAGTGTCTAAAGCCATTCTCTGGGTAACAGCCGCCATAGTGTCTGGGGCCATTGAATACGCCAAGCCACCAACAGCAGCGGTTGCTAGTGCAGCTCCGCCAACAATTTTTTCAGTGCGAGTAAAGCTGCCTAGGCCAAGTTTCTGGTTTCCATCATACTTTCCACCAGTAGCGGCAGACATAGCCTTAGCGGCTTTTTCAAAATTTTTGGCAAATTTATCAGACATGTCAACTAACGTCTTCATGTCTTTTATAAAGCCTTTACCGGCTTTATCCATCTTACTTGTGGTGCCCGCAGCCTTTTTTTCGTCTTCAGGGGTCACTAAGTTTTGACCTTTTGCCGCCATATTTATCTCACCGCCTTAGGTTTCCTTGCAGCTTTACTTAACCAAACCATTCTTTCTCTAAAAGAGAGGGAACGAATATCTGTTAACGTCCATCCTGGATAGTGCTGAGCTAGAAGATCGTAGCTATCCATTAGTACGTCATAACTTGACTCATTCTCGAAACAAATCCGCTAACGTTAGCGGTAGCGACACCTCCTGCTCGCAACTTGAGCATGTTTTTTTAATCTCGCTTAGTTGTGGGCCCGGGTTGCGATTGGTTATTTCTTCAAGTAGTGCTCGTCGGTCTTTAATGCTTAGATCACGGATCTGTTGAACGCTCATTACTGGCGCCCCATTAATAGAAGCTATGCAGCCTTTAAGCAAGATAGTATCTAGCTCAGCTGAGTTCTTATTAGTAGCATTGACTAGTGCTTTTTGAGTTGTTCCTGTAGGAAGGTTTAAAACTACTGTTCCAACCTTACAAGTAACTGTAAACTCTCGGTTTTCGTCATTTAGTTTTTTAATTTCAACGTCTTTTTCAAGGTCAATTTCAAAAGTCTTTGCTTCGCCACAGTTAGGGCACATTGGCCCAACTTTTACGTCTGGACCAAATGTAGCAATTCGAATAGCTAACAGAATCATTTCTCGATCTCCCGCAAGAAGAGAGTCTAAAGTCTCTTTGTCAGCAGGCTTATCGCCAATTTTTACTGTTGCTTTTTCTAGAATAGCTAGGAGCCCCTTACCAGCATCTGTAATTCTGGCAAGTTGTTCTTCGTCTGCTCCAGTTAATTCTCTAATCTCTACCGTGGTAGTTAGACCATCAAAAGGGTCAAATAGTCCACCTGGTAGTTCTACCTGAGTATCAGGAGGTGATGGGATTTCTGTTTTTGAGGCAGTTACCACCACCTCCTGCTCAGATAAAGCCTGGTTTACAAGCTTATTGGCAAGGGCTGGATCGGATGATGCACTGATAGTTTCTGTAGACATATAGTTTTCCTATTCTTTTAATTAAGAACCAAAGGTTCCGTTTGCGTTGAATTTTTTAGCCGAGCTTCCAGGTTGGTATGCTACTCCGTTAACTGGGGCAGCTGCAAAAGTAACGTCAAACCCTTCATGCACTAGAGTCATTTCTTCAACCATAAGAGTTGAAGATCCTGCGTCTAGGTTGCTGTACCCAAGAGAGGTAATCCATGCGTTGTGTACACGGAAGCGCATAGAGGCGTGTTGATCGTATACACTCGCTGCTGCACCTGTTGAATTTGACTCAGCGTATGCTGCTGGGTTTGGGTGGCTCAATACTGCGATATCAATATCGCAACGGAAGTTAGCGCCAATGCCGCTTGTAGCGTTTGGTGTTAGTACTGAGAATAGACGACGCATCCACTTAGCGTGAGCATCATTTCCCAACATTACGCCCTTTGAAAGGCTAATTGGGCCAAATGAACTTTGACCAGGGATCTGGTGCACGTTTGTGTTGTAGCCGCCTTCGCGGTATGCGATTGACTCTGTTGTAACGCTTAGGCCGGAGAGTGAAACAAACCCCATTTTTCCAAATGAAGTCCCCCACTTACCGTCAGCGCTTTCTGGCAGAAACTCAACCACAAACTTAAAATTACGTACTGGATCTGTTGCCAGAGTACTTAAGGGGTTAGTATAACTCATTTCTTTTTATCTCCTTACGCCGTAGCGTTTCCTGTTAGCTGACCAAGTTTGATGACAATAAACTCTGCTGGGTACTCTAGGGCTACGCCAATTTCAACATTAACGCGACCTGAAGTAAGGTCAGAGGCACTGTTTGTTGATGCATCGCATCGTACATAGAAAGCCTTATCTGGGCTTGATCCACGAAGTCCACCCTGTTGCCAGTATGAACGTAGGAAAGAGCCAAGAGTTACACGAAGCTGAGACCATAGACGTTCGTCATTGTTCTCAAAAATCGCAAATGAGCTTCTATCTGTCATTTCTTTCTTGATGTATATTAGAGAGCGACGTACGTTAATGTAGCGGTCTCCTGGGGTGTTATTCATTGTACGTCCGCCCATTACAACAATTCCGGCACCAGGTACTTGACGGATTACGTTAATTGGACGTGATGAGACGTTCAAAGAATCTAATTGAGCATTAGTCAATTGACGTTCTGCAGATACTGCAAGAGCCACGCGGTTTGTATAACCAGCTGGGGTCTTGAATACTCCACGAGAAGCGTCAGTTGCTAAATACTGGCCTACCATCGCTGCACCAGGTGCTTGATTGCGAGTTGCAGAAGATGAGGCACGAAGTGTGTCTGGAATTGCTATCCATGGGTAGTAGACCGCAGCACATCCACCATCAGATGCGGCAATAAATGCTGCAGTTACGTCGTTTGCATATGTTTGAGCCTCAGTTGGATTAAGACCTGCTGGAGTATCTACAACTGCAAACGCATCTCCACGACCTTCGCAGTAAGCTACAAGATCTGACTGAATGTTAACAGAGAGTGTTCGCTCGGTAGTAGTTCCTGCAGTATTGTACAGGTAGGCAGCTTCTGGTACGTTAAATATCAGAGGATTTTCAATTGGATCAAATGAGTCAAGAGATGCAGAGTACTCAGTTCTTGTTGGTGCAGATCCGTTAAGGCCTGATATAAGAGTTTTTACTCCGTCAACCTTAGGCATATCGTCTGGCGATACAGAAGCTGAGTTTAGATCAGAAACTATAATAACGCTAGACTGTGAGTTAATTACTGATACGACATAACGTGGGTCAGTAGTAACCATGCTTAAATCTGTATACTGCTCAAGAATATTAGAGGTTGCGTTTCCACCAATAGTTGGAGCTCCATATACTACAAGAGAGAACCGAGTTGGCGATCCCGCAGCTTTTGTTTCTACAGATATAGAATTTCCCCAAGTACCAGCGTTTGCAGCTTTTACTAGAAGGGTGTTTAGGGGGGTAGCCGCACGATCAGTCAAGGTTACTTGAGCTTGTGCAGCACCTGTTCCTACTACACGCTTTACGTATAGTTGACGGCCGCCATTAGCAAAAAAGTTATAGGCAGCCCAAGTTGTTGAATAAGCGTCTTCTAAAGCTCCAAAAGTCTTGGTAAAATCTGTCCAAGAATTTAGAAGAACAGGGTTAACTGAAGGTCCCTTTGATAGTGGACCTACAAATGCTCCAATAGCGTTTCCGCTATCTGCAAGAGTTATTGCCTGTGGAAGTTCAACTTCCTGAATGAAAACGCCAGGTCTACTGTATGTAGCCATTCGGTTTTACTCCTTAATATGTTAGGTTGTTTACTGTGGGTTCCGAATTTATTAACTGATTTGTGTGAAATCTGTAAATTGCTCTTGTAGTGTGATGTTTGGTGGTGTGAGCACTTCATATAGCTGTACAAGCTGAGCTGGGAGAAATTCCGAGCTAACTTGAACATTGTAGATATTCTTAAACAAGCGCTTGTCTTGTTCAGTAGTATCTCGTTTTACGAACCCCATCATATCTATCCTGCGTACAGTGCCATCTTCAGGAATTCTGAGGAGTCCAAATCTTAACGGTAGTCTTGTTGGAGAAAATAAAGCGTTTATAATTTGTCTATCGTGCCTAGGTTGACGAGCATATGTTGTTATTTGATAGTCTAAAGCTACTGGTATTGGGTACCAGGTTGCGTACTCTTCATTTGGGTTTCCACCCTCAGGAGTATACGGCAAATCTATATAGCCTCTGTGAGCCCTATCTAGGGATTCAGCAATTCCCACAAGATCAATTGTAATATATGGGTAGCTCTGCTGACGGATTTCATTATCTGGTTGTCCAAACCACACCCCTACAGGGCGAGTTGCGTTACCAGAGTCAGAAACAGTAATGCCGCTTATTAAAGTTTTTAACGCTTTATCTTCATTAATGATATAGGGCATTACATTATCCCCGCTTCCATAAGTTTATCGAACCATTCGTCGCCAAGATCTGGTTCCATTCCACGAATGAAGTCTCTAATAACTGGGTTTGGAGGTACGGAGTCAGTCCCGTACTCAAGGTCAATTACTTGATTATCTATAGCTTTAGGATATTTTACAGACCACTTGCCATCAGATCTATCGTTAGAGACGGATAGTTGCATAACAATAGAGACAGGCCATCCTGCCTGTCGTGCATAATTTCTGAGGTTAGCGGTTAGTGTTACCGCTTCTTTAACTGCTGCTTTTGCGTAAGAGTCTAAGAGGACTTTAGTTACTGAATTCACTTCTTCTTAACCGCCGCAGTCAATACATACCCCGCAACAAGTCCAGCTAAGAATCTCTTCTTACCCTTTTTGTCGTCAAAAGCTGTAAGGCCGCGAACGAACTCTACTCGGTCTGCATCAGACTGAGCTTGGTATAGCCGTTTGGCTAGAAGTATCATAGTAAATCCTCCAATAGAAGGCGCAGGTTAAGCAGCAGGGTTCCGGGTTTCCCCGGCGTCATTTCAAAGGATAAATGAAAAAGGCCCCTTTCGGGGCCTAAGTCAATAATTCTTTTACATACCCTTTTTTCTGACCATATTGGACTTCTTGGCCTTACCTTTAGAGTCCTTCTTTTTGGCATACTTCTTATTTGCGGCGTCTATAGTCTTTTGGCCATGCTTATTCTTAGGCATTCCGCAGCCACAGGTGGAGCACATTACTTCTTCTTCTTTCGTAGGGCGGCAAAGTCAGATCCCTCTAACTTGCCGTCTTTGTCTACATCAAGCTTTTTCTGCTTAGCTGACATGCTCTTTGAGCCTGTCTTCTTTCCTTTACAAGACTTGCAAGTACCGCAGGTACAGGACTTGCCTTTAGCTTTCTTCTTAAGCATTATTTCTTACCTTTCTTATGGGGGTTCTTCTTATGCCAATCTTTGGTGGCTTTAACGCCTTCCTTGACTGTCTTAGCCCCAGCTTTCTTAGTTAGGTTAATCTTATCGTACTTTCCAGCTTTAGCACTAGCGTCGTGATCAACAATAATGTCGCCCTTTTTATTCTTCTTTATTGCGTGGCCGGCGCCACCTACTTTAATCTTAGCTGTTGGCATCTCTAGCTCCAAACGGGTTGTAGTTTGCATAAGCCTGGAATTGTGGGTCATTGATCATTTCTTCAGAGTTTACCTGGTTACAGTCAATGCTGAAGAGGGTGTAGGCATCGGTAATAATTCCTTTAGCAAATACTTGCTTAGGGGTAAAGACCTGATCACGGAATACAATTCTATCTCTTAGATAAGAGTCTGGATTTGTAGGTAGGTATTTAAGCTCAGGTATAATTTGAGACTCTGCCCCAGATAGGCTAGACCCGTCAATTACATCCATATTTATAGTAAGACGGAGTACGTCAGTATTGTAAAAACCTCTATCACCCTGAACAGTTACGCCTTGGAATAAGGCCGCATTAACCACAGGTATTGAGTGTGGCCCGTCCCACCTACGTCCTCCACTATTGCTACCTACGTCATAAATTGGGTCTACAACGCTACTAGTGCTGTTGTAAAACCACCACTCAACGTTGTATCCAACCGTACGTACTACCTCTTTTGAGGTGGCAGAGATAATGGCGCCACGCTCATGGTCTACGCTAAAGCGGCCTACCACTCTCTCTCCGCGCACTAGTCCTCCTGAGGAGCGGTAAAGACACCGGTCTCTGGGTTGTAGGTGCTGCTGATAAATACGCCATCTTCTACGTCGGTTACATCAACCATCAAAGGTTCGCTTAAAAATATAGCGGCTAGACGATCATCGGTATGGATAATATCTACTACTTGATTGTCGATAATAAATGCGACTTTATTTGGGGGCAAATTAGGTGCAGTAGTCATTCGATCTCTTTCTTGTACGATATTTGTATAGCTTCCCACTTATGAAGGGGGCAAGAAGCATTAGGTAACTTTGATTTTAATTTCATTATGCATCCACATTCTTTACACTGAGAAGTAGACTTTATAAACCTATCACATCCGCGACATATGTCTAAACGTGTTTCAGCTATATCTGTTTCTACTCGGCCTATGTTCTTATTAAAAAGGTCCCATGGCCTAGCAGGTCTTGTGTTTTCAGTCATTGCTCTCCTTAAATTGTACCTAAGAAATTATCGAGTGTTGATCCTTGAGACCCCGATGAAGGGGCTTTAATTATACCTACTGAGGTTCCTTTTGTAGGACTCGTAGGCGTAATAACTATATTTGAGCCTAGCTGGCTTGTCAATCCCGCAGCAGCATAGGCTTTAGCGGTAATTTGGTTGCCAACAGTAGAGACAATTAATGACCCTACAGTAGTGTAGCCAGAGTTTGTGTTGGTAGCTAGGCGGGTAGCAGATTGAGAAACTACGTTTCCAGACACTGAGCTAACAATAACAAGGTCTGTGTAGTAGGTAGTATCTCCACCAGAGTAAGATACCCCTGAACAGCAGCCAGATGGTGTACATCCCGCCCCTGAACAGGTAGCTTGTCCTCCAGAGCAAGAGCTGCTAGTTCCTATTTGATTTTGGTTTAGGCCCCCACACGCACCGCCCGTATAGCAGTTAAATCCTGTGCAAGATGCAGACCCTGTGCAGCTACTAGTCTGCTGCAGTTCCCCGCAATAGTATTGCGTTGATGAGGTTGAAGATTGTGTATGGCAATTATAGTAATCAGTATGTGAAGGGTACGTACTTTGATTATAGTTTCCAATACATTTTCCAGAGGTAACTGTTGTAGTTTCGCAATTTTCCCAACAATAAATAGTTTGAGTGTTGCAGTTTCCAGTACAGGATGTGGTAGTGCTATCACTAGTTCTACAGCAAACAAATGCGGCGTTTTGAATACATTGGCTGCTGGTCGAGTTAGGTACTACTACGCTCCCTGGAGAACAGCCATCTCCACCATATTGTGGATTTTCTGCGGGGTAGTAAGAAAACCCACTACCCGGACTAGTTACAGATCCTGAACATTGTGTACCGCAGGCAGCTATACTATAGGTAGTGTACGGCACAGACCCTGAACATTGTGTGCCGCATTGGGGGATAACATACCTAGTTGAAGTGCTTGTAGTTTGCTCGCGTAATGTACCTGGGCAACAGTTAGCCGAAGGACTTCCCGTCCAGCCTAGATAAGTGTTTGTATAATCACAATAAGAGTTGTCTACTTGTGTAGTTTGTGTATATGCAAACGTAGCACCACAACCTGAAGCACAACTACCAAGTGTGACTCCGTTTTGATAATTGCTACAAGTGAGTTGCCCCGGAATAGAGGTAACGGGAGAACAGCATCCTGAAGGAACGCACCCAGTCCCTCCTCCAGAACAAGGGCTAGTAGTTCCCAAACTTCTAGTTCCTGTACAAGCAGAGCCGGCTTGAGATGTATTCCAGGTAGAGTAGTAATAGCTAAAAGATTGAGTGGTTGTGCAACTTCCTACAATAGCTGAAGTAGACTGAGTATATTGAGGGTACGTAGCCCACCAAGATCCGGAGTCGGTTATCCAAAAAACAGCGCCGGTGCCTCCTGAAACATCTGCTCTTACAGAAACATCTGTATTACCTAGATTAGCTGAAGCAATTGGGTAAGAGCTTGCCGCATCATCTGAAGTGGCTGAGTTAGACCCACTAATACGCCAATTTCCACGAAGTGCTGTCCATACTTGTCCGCTGTCTGCGGTGCCTAGGCCAGTAGTAGTTGATGCTCTATTAAAAGCGTCTTGAACTTTAGAAGCAAACCATTGTCTCCATACTCCATTAACTTTAATGAATGCCGAAGTAGCCGTTCTCCATTGACCACTTACTTTTACTGAAAGACCAGATGCGGTCCTCCAGGCACCATTAATTTTGGAGTTACCTGGCATTATACGTACTGCACCCAGATATCTCCATCAATGCCCTGACCTGAAGTAGGAGCATTTGCGGATACATGAATGTTTCTAACTACCGCCGAAGAAGTAGACGCAGTAGTAACTGTTCCGTTTACAACATTAACGGCCCCAATAGCTGCAGGAGTAATACCTAAGCTAGCTGGGTTTAATTGTGGACTACCAAATGCTTCCCACTGCCCTGTAGATACGTCATAGCGTTTAATAGCCATTAGTTAACTCCATACACTAGTGCTGTGCCACCAGAAAACGTTCCGGTGGATAAAGAGATTGTCATTTTTGTAAGTGCAGCTGCTTGGGTGTATGCCGCTGTATTGTCTAGCAACGTTACTACGCTAGAGTTATTAGTATACACTCCCTTTAAATAGCCCCAAGAAAAGCTTGCGGTATCTTGGGTATCAACAATATCTACCGTCCAATGATTTGTTGTTACTGCTGGTTTAACGTTTGGGACAGTAAATAAAGCGGACCCAGTACTGTAGTTAGTGACGTCATCATTAAGAGTTATACTTACTGTTGCGTTAACAGATGGCTGTACACCTCGGAATACTACATACACATCTTTGTAGACAGTTAGGATAGATAAGTCAACAAAAGCCCCAGTTAAACTTACGCTAGAAATTAAGTTTTTACCAGCATTATTAAACGGGTCAGAGTCAACCCAAACGTCTCCGTCTATAGGAGAGGCTGGAGTATTGGGGCCTACGAATACTCGCTTACCCTTACGATCATCAGTAAACTGCAGGGGACCAAGATGCTGGCCGTTATTTTGTACCGCCATTACGCACCAATTTCAGAGCCGAATGCTTGGAAGCTAAGGTTGGCTGTAGAGGCTACAACTGTTATTGAGTCGGTAGTTGAGAGGGTTACGCCAAGAGTAAAAGTAGTTGTAGTATTGCCAGGGATAACCGCATCGTAAGCAAGATACTGTTTATCTGCTAGGGTTGAGTTGTCTTCACGTATAGCAATACGGTAAGTTGCGGAAGAGGATCCGCGGTTGCATATGGCTATAGTTGAGACCACAGCGCTTCCTGTAGATCCTACAGCGTATAGCTGGGTTCCTCCGGAAACGTTAGCTGCTGGCGCAACTTGGCCAAGAATTTTATATAATGTTGCCAATGGATGGCTCCTTCAAGTAGGATGGGTCAGTTAAGCTAAATTCTACAGCTTTAGGGCCTATATTGTGTTCTTTATCCTAGGGGTGATTGGGCGGCAAATTTAGTAGATTCATCACCAAAAACAAAGGTAGTTATTGAGTACCTTTCCCCCTCTACAACCGGAAATACTTGATGTTTAAGGTGGGCACTATGAATGACCATGCTTCCTGCTCTCGGGGTAATGCTTAGGCCAAGAGTTGGGTATATTAGCTCTCCCCCAGTAAAGTCGTCATTTAGATATATAGCAATACCGAAGACTATTTTTCTTGGGTCATCAGGGTTTCCACCATCTGTATGGGGCCACATAAACTCTGAGTTTGTTAACTTTCGTAAATCGCGAGAATAGGCAATCGACCCCACATTAGTAAAAAATGTTTCAATACTTTTATACACAGTTTGCGCTTTAAAGTACATCTCATCACCCATATCTTTAACTATGTTTCCTATATGTAGGGTAGTCCAGTCTACGTTTTCTTTAGCCTTAGATAAAAAAGCCATTCTCTGCTCTTCATCTAAAAACTTTTCAATTTCGTATACACCTTCTGCATGTACTTTCACTTAGTTGCCCCACTTGCTACTGTTGATGTGGCAAATTTCAATTTCGTTTATATTAACATGGCTCGGCAACGACCCCACCCAGTAGATAGCTTCTGCCAGATCTTCTGCGGTCAATGCCTGATCTCGTTTTTGTTCTTGGGTATCAATGGTGGCCGGACAGATCTCCGTAATTTTAATGCCAAATTGGGGGAACTCAAGCCTCATCGTATCAATTAA